CACAAGAATACATCAACCAATTTACAAAATGGCTACAATCACTGAAGCAATAACACAAGTAGATTCGTTACATCAACGCTATGATCGCCGATGGCAACTTGGCGAGCACAGTTACAATACTCAAGAGATTCAACAACGCGATCTTGAGATTAGGGACGTGCATGGTATTGAACACGGTCTATCGGGACAAGATCTTCGTATCTTATTTAAGATACTCAAAAAAGACTACGAAGACTGCGGTCGCAAACGTGGCGCAATCCTTCGTTACATTAAGCATTACAGAGAGGTAACAGATAACGCAAAGCCAAAGCTTTCTTTATCTAAGTTACACAGAAATCTAACTCGACAACCACTATGAAACCAAAACTAAAAGCCCTAATCGTAGGTGCAGGCGGCGTAACCAGTTACATGTTACCAGCACTTAAAAACAGTTTTGACTTACAGCTTACGCTCATCGACGGCGACGTCCTTGAGAAACGTAACCTTGACCGTCAACTCTTTCGCAACAATCACGTCGGCATGAACAAAGCCGAAGCACTAATGCGCACGTATAACTTTCGCAAAAACGAAGGACAAATCGTACGTGGGTACTTCGACAAAGACATGCTTGACACAGAGTACAAATTCTTCTTTCACGAAGCTGACGTACTTATCTGTTGTGCAGACAACCATCCAGCACGTCGTCATCTATTGGAAGCAGCAATACAATTGGACAAACCAATTCTAATTTGTGCTAACGAATACTCAACCAGTCAAGCGTATTACTTTGATCCCAGACTGATGCAACAGTATCCAATGATGAACCCACTTCTCAGGTATCCTGAGCTACGAACCTCAAACGAAGGTTCCCCAATCCGTTGTCAAGGTGAGGCGCTGGAAGCAACGCCACAACTAGCAATAGCAAACCAAACAAGTGCCTCCCTTGGCAACCTTCTTCTATGGCTGTGGTTCTCAGGAACTGACACTATTGAAGATCACATGCCTGTAGAATACCAAACAACGTTCTCACGCATTGAAACAATCACGCTCGCTGATTTAATTAACATCCAAACACCAACTCACAATGTCCAATAAATATGTTGTATACGATAACGAAGTATTTGAACGCGTTAATCACCCGCTGTTCACTACCTACCGACTGCGCGAAGTCCCAGAAGTTCCAACACTTGAACCAAAGTGGTACGGTAAAAAGATACCGCTAGAAATGTGGAATGACATTCTTGCGTTTATGAAGATTAGTTACGATAAACTAAAATCAGAAACATTACTATTCTTATACTATGATGAAGACAACACTGAAAGTCCTTGGTCTTATTGGGTTCCACCTCAAACAACTAGTGGAATGTCTGTTAAGTCCGATCCCACAAATCCAGAGTTTTCAAAACAACGTGCCGCCTATCCTGACACCTTGTTTGGTACTGTTCATCATCATTGTAGTACATCTGCTTTTCAATCAGGAACTGACGAAGCAGACGAAACAAACCGTGAAGGCTTTCACTTTACCATCGGTAACCTTAACGACAGAGACACCTGTGACATACATCTTCGATGCACACTAGGCGGTATCTGCGTAGATATTGATGACTTGTCAATAATACTACCAGACGTTCCATCTTTGTTTAAAAAGAACATTAAAACTCTTACACCAAAGATGCAAGAAGTAGAGCTTGAATACAAACAAGAACAATACGCAAAGCTACCAGACATCACAAAGTATAACTTTGATGATGAGCTTCAAAACGTAACTAAACCTGTTTGGCAACCAAGTCACACAACAAAAAGTTATTCATATCAAACTAGACAAGCAGCTTTTAACTACGGCGACGACTACTGGCAAGAGCCAGACATGGACCCTGTAAAAAAAAGTTCACAGCAAATAGATGACATTGTTACTGACATCATTGTAAACATTGAGTCAGATGATAAATGCGAAGCTAGTATTTGCGACTACTACACAAAGTTTGAATCCAAACATTCTCATTATTTAGTCGAAGACCTTATTTATGGTAGAGCCGAAGATGATGAGTATGAACGAGTTATAAGTCAAATGTTACACAATGACTTTTTCTTATCGACACCAGATGGTAAGTACTTTGAATCATTTGTCACTGACAAATGTAAACAACACAAAACAACAATAGACGACGTAAAAAACGCGTTATTTAACTATGAAATCGGAGAAACAGTTCAATCAATGGTTGACGAAGCAATTCTATGAATCAAGCAAAACAAAAGTGTGCGTACAACGCATCGAAACTACTACGGGAAACGGAGTACCTGATTTACTGGTCATCCAACCGTCTAAGATCTTGCTTATTGAGAGCAAGTTTGAAACTAGAAACATACGCCCTGAACAGGGAGCGTTCCAAATTAAAGCCAATGAAATCATGAGAGACGGCAATAATGTATGTTGTACATTATCTGCCTATCCCAAAACCAACCGTCTTGTGTATCAGACATTTAATGCACAGTCAATTACAGAAAACGGTTTAGAACCAACACAACCAATTGAGTTTACTCTTGACGCAAATGGCTTTGCAAACTTTCTTAAACACATTAAATAACTTTGGCATAGCGATCCACAAAGTAAGTATGATTAAACACCATACCGAAAATCTGGTTCCATCCCCCAATCTAGCGACTCTATACGGCTAGACAAATTGTATAGACTAGGCGATTTGCTGGCGACCCTTACGAGGCTGTATCCGAAGCGTCCTTCCTAGATAACGGGACTAGTTTACTCTAGTTCCGCCAATTTCTTACTATGACACAAATACCGCTAATAACACTGCTTCTTGCTTTGACTCACGTTGAAAGCAATGACAAAGATAACGCCATCGGCGACAACGGCACATCATATGGTTGCTTACAAATAAAAGCAATCTATGTAAAAGACGTTAATCGTATATTAGGCGAAGAACGATACACACATGAGGACGCGTTTAACCGCGCAAAAGCTTACCACATGTTTATTATATACACTGACCACTATGCTACTGAAAGACGCTTAGGTCGTGAACCTACAACCGAAGACCGTGTGCGCATTCACAACGGAGGACCCAACGGTTGGAAAAAACCCCATACAAAAGCTTATTGGAACAAGGTAAAAAAGATGGTATGAAAACACGAACACACAAAATTCTATTTGGCACAGCTTGTCCAAACTTTAAAGATTGGGCTGAGACTTCAGATATACCTTATGAAAAAGAGGGTGAATGGGACTACATCTCTTACATAGTAAATTGGCACAATGTAATGCACTGTAAGACACCTAGCCCTTACCTAAGCGAGTTACAGCAAGCGTTCAAAAACAACCCAGAGATTGAAAACATAACCCTTGAAGTAATTTAAGATATGAAAACGCCAAACAAAGACGCATATGTTATGTCATGGTGCATGATCATTGCAGGAATACTTTTAGTTGTAACTCTAATAATGGAAAACCTATAAAAATATAAACTTATGCAAGACTTAGACCCTGAAACACTGCACAACCTACTTAACATGGTTGAAACTAAATCCCAAGAAATACTTGATAAAGACCCAGATCAAGAGATTCGACAAGCAGTTAAATGGGCAAAGGCTAAGGGTCTAATACGTAAAAAAACAGACATTGAGATACACAACGAATTGCTCAGCAAACCGTGGCTCAAAGTTAACCGTACAATACGTGCCAATATAGACGAGCAAAAAGAAGACCAATAGCTATGCAAATACCTTTATTTGAACCAGACTCGTTGTGGCGACCACCGTCAATGTTACCACAACTAGGTAACATCGTAGCCATTGACCTTGAAACATGTGACCCAAACCTCAAGCAACGTGGAGCAGGTTACAAACACAACGACGGACACGTTGTTGGTATCGCACTTGCAGACGAACACACAGAAATATATTTACCATTCGCTCACATGAGTGGTGACAACTTAGATAAAAATATAGTCCTTTCATACGTGAGTAACATAGTAAAAGAAAGCAAAGAGTTAATCTTTGCAAACGCAACCTACGACCTAGGCTGGCTTGAGACGGTTGGAGTTACTGTCTCAAGCCACATTAGGGATGTTCAAGTAGCCGAAGCTTTGATTGACGAAGAAAAGTTTTCATACTCACTTAACTCATTGTGCAAAAAATACTTAAACACTACAAAAGAAGAAAAGCATCTTGAAGAAGCTGCAAGAGCTTACGGAGTAGATGCAAAAAGTGGTATGTGGAAACTACCTGCACGACACGTAGGTTTGTATGCAGAACGAGACGCCCGTTACACATGGGACATATATCAAAAACAAATCCCATTGCTTATACAAGAAGATGTATGGGATGTGTGGCAACTAGAGTGTGACCTCATCCCCGTACTTCTGCACATGACACTCAAAGATGTGCCTGTTAACCTTAGTAGCGCAGAACAACTAAATGATGAGTTAAAGAAACGTGAGCAAAAACTTACAAACAAGTTTAAAAACCTAGACATTTGGTCGCCACCACAGCTTGGTCGTTACTGCGAAAACTTAGGACTTGTTGTGCCTCGTACAGACAAAGGCAACTACTCCGTATCTAAAGACTTCTTAGAACATTGCGACCACCCAGAGGTCAAACAGATACAAGAAGCTCGTAGCATTAACAGACTCCGCAAAGTGTTTATTGAAGACATCATACTAAAAGGTAATCACAAAGGTTACATCCACGCTGAGTATAGACAAACTGCGTCTGACCACGGTGGCACTAGGTCTGGTCGCCTTTCATCTCGTAATCCCAACATGCAACAAGTACCTAAACGTAGCGCTATTGGTAAACAAATACGTGCGTTATACATAGCCGAAGAAGACAAGCTCTGGTGCAAAGCAGATTACAGTTCCCAAGAACCCAGACTCCAAGTACACTACGCGTTACTTGGTCAGTTTGGTAAGCCACTACCCAAGGCAGTCGACGCACTAGAATCTTTTAAGAAAGGTGAGAAACTATATTCATTCTTTGAGAAAGCTACAGGGCTACCTTACGATACCTGCAAAATGCTTTGCTTAGGTATTAGTTATGGTATGGGCAATAAAAAAATGGCTACAACTCTTGGTATATCCGAAGAGATGTGCACAACGACTCAGCGTAAATTCAACGCTGAAGCACCCTTCCTTAAAATTTTATTTGACAACGTAATGAACCGAGCAAACAGAGTCGGACATATCCGAACCATACTAGGTCGCAAAGCACGCTTTGACTTTTGGACACCAAGCTTTGGTGACTCTCCAGTAAAGACACGAGAAGCAGCGGAACAAAAGTATCCAGACCAACAACTAAACAGAGCTTTTGTTAGCAAGGCGCTAAACAGGCTAATCCAAGGCTCTGCTGCAGACCAAGCAAAAAGAGCCATGGTGGATGCGCACCGCGCTGGCTTTGATTTACGCCTTCCAGTTCACGACGAAATTAACTGCATGGTCAATTCTGAACAAGAAAGCCTTGACTTAAAATTAATCATGGAGAATGCTATCAAACTCAAAGTACCAGTCATTGCCGACATAGACCTCGGACCTACTTGGTGCTAACAACAATATGGACATACTAAAAACTGCACTAAACCTAACAACTAAAGATCGTCACGATGATTATGGAGACTGCAATATTGAACTCGACAGAGTAGCAACTATGTGGTCTGTAATCTTTCAAACAGACATTACACCCAACCAAGTAGCTCTAGCTATGATTGCTTTAAAAATCACTAGACAGATGCACGCTAACAAAAGAGATAATTGGGTTGATATTGCAGGATATGCAAGAATCGGAGACATCGTAAACAAGAACACAAAATAACAATGAATGATCCACTACTAGAAGAATCAGATATTATTCCTATTGGAGATATCACACTAGAACAACCACGAGATATTCCAATTAGCGAACTCACCGCTAAAGCAGAAGAACTCGTTCAACTAGACGAGGATGTACTCGGACTAGAAAAAGAACTGTCAGAGCTTAAGCAAGTGCGCAAGACTGTGGCAGAAGAACACATCCCAATCATTATGGAAACTGCTGGTGTTGATACACTACAACTAAGCGACGGCAAAAAGATTGCAATCAAAGAGTTTGTAGACGCTCGTATCCAGAACCCAGAGAAAGCGTTTGACTGGTTGCGTGAAACTAACAATGAGTCAATCATAAAAAATGAGATTAAAATCCAACTCGGAAGAACAGAGGATGATAAAGCTCGAGAGATTGTAGAAACAATACAAAGAGAGTTTGGGATTGATGCTGATGTTAAAATCACCATTCACAACGCAACACTCAAAGCCTTTTGCCGTGACGCACTGGAAGACCCAGAGCTAGCGGCATCTATGCCTCGTGAAGCCTTTGGTATCTACCAAGGTAAGCGAGCAAAAGTAACAAAGTAACAAAAGTAACCAAAAGTATAATAAGAAACCAAAAGTAAATATGGCATTCGATATAACAACCGTAGCAGGCAAAGGCACAGAGAATCTGGATTCAGGTTCCGCTATGCCTTTTATCCGTATCCTACAGGATATGTCCCCTCAACTGAAAAAACAAAAAGAAGAATACATCGAGGGGGCAGAGTCTGGTGACTTGTTCTTTAACAAGAACAAAACAGTAGTACAACAACCTGCCCAAATCATCCCATGCTTTACACAGTCCGTGTATACAGAATGGGTTCCACGTAGTAGCGGTGGTGGCTTTGTAGCCACACACCCACTAAGCGTCACATCTAACCCTAAATATGAAAAGGGTCGTGACCGTCAGTATGACGAATGGCTTGGTGAAAACGAACTGCGTTTCACAACATACTTCTTTGTTCTACTCAACACCAATGGTGAGTGGGAACAAGCTGTTATTCCGTTTACGGTATCTCAGCTTAAGATTGCAAGGAAGTTCACAAACGACATCAACCGATTCCGCTATGAAGATGATAATCTCAAAGGTGTTGTACCCCCTCTCTTTGCTCAAAAATGGGAACTGGGAACAACATTGGAAACAAACAAAAACGGTGATGACTACTATAACTTCAGCATTAGCAACAGCACTCCGCTGGATTTGGAAGCAGACGAAAACCTGCTTGCATTGGCTGCTGAAGCATACAGTTCCGCTGTTGATACTCCTCTGTTACAAACTTCGGAGACTCCTCAGTTGGTTGACTCAGCCACTGAAGCAACTCCGTTCTAAACTACAGAAGTAACGCACACCTTAACCTTGGGGGTTCATTCCCCCAAGGTTTTTTTGCCATGATACCACTTACACACCTAGCAACACAATTCAACGAACTATTTAAACCAAACCCAAACGTTTTTGGTCAGACAAAACTGACTGGCAAAGTTCGTGACAGGGATGGCAAACAAGACTCTAAGTCTTTTCTCGTAAAATCTGAGTTAACTGTTGATGTGTGGGAACAACACATCAAAGGCGAACGACTGATTGGTTGTACACCAATCCTTGAGAACAACAAGGTTATGTGGGGTGCACTAGACATCGACGTATACCAAGACTCTAGCACTATAGAAGACTTACGAGCTAGTGTAAACGAACACAAGCTACCGTTTGTTGTCTGTCGTTCTAAGTCTGGTGGCGCTCACGTTTACTTATTCATGTCTGAAGCAATACCAGCAAAAGATATGATTGACAAACTAAAAACATACAGCGCGTTCTTTGGTCAGGGGGTCTGCGAGATATATCCGAAGCAACCAAAGATAGGTAGTCGTAAAGACGATAGCAAGTATGGCAACTGGATAAACATGCCGTACAGTGGTAATCCAACCTTGCAATATGCCATTGATGAAGAAGGTCAGGCACTAAGTCCAGAAGCATTTATTGAATACGCAACAAAGCGTAGATTATCAGTAGAAGATTTTAGCAACCTTAAAGTACCTAAGTTAGATGCCGACGGGTTGTTGCCAGAAGGTCCACCTTGCCTGAATTATATATTCGAAAAGAGAACCAAAGAATCAGAGAACCGAAATGTAACATTATCCAATGTAGCAGTATACCTCAAAAAAGCAGAACCGTCGGACTGGAAATCAATGCTTCATAAATTCAATAAGAAGTTTTCAGAGCCACTACCTGACAGAGAAGTAGACGCCATAATAAAGTCCTACGAAAGAAAGGACTACAAGTATCAGTGTGCCCAAGAGCCACTGTGCAGATACTGTGATGCCAAGATGTGCGGACAACGCCGTCATGGTATCGGACAAGAAGAGTTCCTGCCAAACAATCGTTCGCTTCTTCAACTCAAGAGTGACCCACCCCTGTGGTTCCTGACTCTAGATCACGAAGAGATACAGCTAACGACCGCTGAGTTTGACAACTTCAACAGTTTCAACCAGCGAGTAATGGAACGGCTATTGTTCAAGTATCCGCCAATCAAGCAAGAAGACTGGGTAAAGCAGCAAAACCTGCTACTCAAGAACTGCGTGCGCATCGAAGTTCCTTTCGAGATGACGCCCGTCGGACAGTTTGTTGAATATCTGTCCACGTTCTGTGCCAACGCCAGCGAAGACATCAGCCACATCAAAAACGGTGCTGTTAAACAAGCTGGTAGTTGGTACGTCTTCCGCATGGTTGATTTAAAAGACTATCTAAACCAACAACGATTCACGGAACTAGCAGACAACAGACTGCTGTCCATACTTAAACGAACACTTAAGGCTGACACCACAAGAGTATCACTCGGTGGTTCACAGATTCGTTGCTGGCGAGTGCACGGTGACAACATGCACCTCGATCCTACACAACCAATGCCCAACTTAGAAGTGGATGACAACTACTAACACAACAATATATGTAGCTAGCGCAGGAACAGGTAAAACAACTACACTAATGGACAAGCTTACAGCTTGCCTAAAAGACACTAAACCAAGCAAAGTTTGTTTTACTAGCTTTACCAAAGCTGCAGCTCAAGAAGCCATTGACCGCGCCCTTGTAAAAAACCCTGACTATGTGGAGAAAGACTTCTCTGCGTTCAGCACGCTACACGCACTCTGCTATCGACGTGTGCCGCACAAGCAAATGCTAAACAACCAAGACTACAAGTTACTTGGTCAGTTGTTGGGTCTGTCGATTACAGGTTATTCTTCACAGTATAACAACAACGCTGCAAGCACTATTGGTAAAGGTGACAGGCTATTACAGTATGAGTCGCTTATGCGCAACACGCAGCAACCAGCAGCTGCAGTTCTGGTTGACCAAGTCAACACAAAATTTAAACCTGATGAGCTAGAAGAATTCTCTAAGTTCTACCGTGAGTTCAGGGCAGAGAAAAACAAGTACGACTTTACCGACCAATTAGAATCATTCTTAATACACAAGGTAAAGCTACACGTTGACTACCTCTTCGTTGACGAAGCTCAGGATTTATCACCGCTGCAGTGGAACATCATCAACCACATCTCCAAAGAAGTTAAACAAGTGTTCATTGCTGGCGACGACAAGCAAAGTATCTTTAAATTCTCTGGTGGTGACCCAAAGTCACTAATAAACAAAGAAGGCAACCGAATAGTGTTAGACACAACCTATCGACTGCCGAAGAAAGTTCTTGCTTACGCAGAAACAGTAGCTAAACAAATCACCGAGAAACAAGATTACAGCGTTGTACCCGCCAAAGAAAACGACGACGGCTGCGTACACAACATTCGTTCACTCGATGACCTTGACTTTACCCAAGGAACATGGTTCCTGCTCTGTCGGAACAAGGTCCTCATGACTATCTTCGAGAACTACCTGCAAAAAAAGAAGCTATTGTTTATATCAGGTGGTGACACATCGCTGTTCAAAGAACGTCAAATCTTCTTTATTAAATTGTGGGAACAACTACGTCTTGGTTACAAGTTCAAAGCCTCGCTTATCAAAGAGTTATACCGCGACTACCTGCCAACAGGCGCAGCTGTAGGACGCGGAGCTAAAACACTTATTGACACAATGCCTGACAATCATTTGTTTGATAAAGACGAACTTATAACCAACTTCGGGTTACGCACCACAACAAAGTGGGATCAAGTATTCCGCCTACCAGATGCAACTAAATCAATACTGCTGCACGCAGAACAAAACGGTACGTTTGACAAAGCTGCTAACATTGAAGTTAATACCATCCACGCATCAAAAGGTAGAGAGGCTGACAATGTAGTTGTTATGCCTGACATGACACAAACCACTTACCAACACTATCGTAAAGATCCAGACAACGAACACCGTGTATTTTACGTAGCCTGTACACGCTCCAAGAAAAATCTGTATCTTCACTACCCAGTAACTACACAATTCTATCCGTTACCATGAACTACACATACAAAACAAAACCACTAAAACACCAACGTGAAGCAGTTGAGCGATTCGCCAACAAAGACTACGGTGCACTATTCTGCGAAATGGGTACAGGTAAAACCAAGATTGTACTCGACATCATGCGGAACTCAACCGATTTGTTTGAGGCTCTCGTAATTGCACCCAATGGTCTGCACCATAACTGGGACATTAACGAAATACCCAAACACGTAAGAAATGACAAGCTACACCCTGTCACAACTTATTGCTGGAAGGGACCTATTAAAACAAAAAAAGCAGAACAAGAGTTTAGACGCTTTATAAAAACAGAAGATACTTGTCGATTCTTTCTTATTAATGTTGAAGCCTTACGTACTTCTGCTGGTTTTGATACAGCGACTAAGTTTCTAGCCAGCTGTGTTAGTTTAAAACATATGATTATTGATGAGTCTACATGCATCAAAAATCCAAAAGCAATACAAACAAAACGTGTGCTTAAACTAGCTGAGCAAGTTGACCGTAAGTGGATACTTAACGGTACACCAATTACACAAAGCCCACTAGACTTGTTTACACAGTGTAAGTTTCTAAATAAAAACGCTATACCTCATACTACATATACAGCCTTTAAGCACGCATTTGCCATTGAGACTACAATGACAATGGGTAGCCGTTCGTTCCGTAAGATTATCGGATACCAGAACCTTGAGCAACTGACCAAGTTACTTGAACCATTTACTCTAAGGATTGAAAAGAAAGACTGCCTAGATTTACCAGATAAGACATTTACACAGGTAGCCATCCAAATGACTCCAGAGCAACGCAAGATTTACAAGTCAATGAAAGACGACTGCCTAGCACTTTTAGAAGGTGGCGAATTAGTCACATCAACCATTGCGCTAACGCGCATCGTCAAGCTACAACAAATCCTAACAGGTTTTGTAACCGCTGATGACGGCACAGAACATGCCATTGAAAACAACAGGATAGCTGCTCTCATGCAAATTGCAGAGACAACAAAGCCTTTGGTTGTGTTCTGTGCCTACAAATTTAACATTAAACAAATACGCGAAGCCTTAGAAAAAAAGTTTCCTAGCAAAAAGATTGTAGAATACACAGGCAACGTAAGTAATAACATACGCAATGAGGGTGTAAGACAGTTTCAAAATGGTCAGGCTGATTTCTTTTTAGCCACATCTGCTGCTGCCAAAGGTTTGACATTACACCGTGCATCAACCATGGTCTATTATTCAAACAATTACAGCCTTGAAACCAGACTTCAAAGTCAAGACCGAATCCACCGCATTGGTCAGAACAACAAATGTACATATATTGATCTCGTTGTCCCACAGACTGTAGACGAAGCCATCCTTAAACGACTAAAAGAAAAGAAAGAGCTGTCTAACATGGTGTTAGATGACTTGATCGAAATAATTAAATGACAAAAACACCAGCGACTAACCGATCCCTGTTTCACCAAAATGAACGAAAAATACTAGAACGCGGATTACACTCAATTACTTTAGCCTGTGACGCCCTCACAGAACAAAACAAACAACTCAATAAAGACATTGCAGGGTTAAAAGCAAAAAACGCACGTCTTGAAGAAAAAATACTAACATTATGAAACCTAAAAAAATAGATATTGTTCGCGAGTATATTGAAAAGTTCCCAGACCACGGTAATCGAACCCTTGCTCTGTTAATAGAAAAAGAAAACCCAAACCTATACTCAAGCACAGAAGCTGCTCGCGGAGCAGTCCGATACGCTCGTGGTAATCACGGAAAACAGAATCGAAAATCAGCAGGTCCAAAGACCCAACAGTTCCGTAAAAACGGTAAAGCAGGTGAATACAAGATACCAAAATCTTTAACTCCTAAAAAACGCATTGTACGAATACCAGACGGTAAAACACTGCTACTATCTGACATACACCTACCGTATCACGACATCGAAGCACTAGAATGCGCGTTAGACCACGGACACGATGCTGACAATGTCATACTTAACGGCGACACCGTAGACTTCTACGCCACAAGTCGCTGGGACACGGACCCCAATCACCGTGACTTAGCTGGTGAACTACAAGCAAGTCGCCAGTTCCTTATGCACTTACGTGAAAGGTTTCCCACTGCTAACATATACTTTAAGATTGGTAACCACGAAGAACGATGGGAAAAGTTCTTGTGGCGTAAAGCTCCTGAGCTGTGCGGTGTACCTGACTTTAAGATGGAAAAGCTACTAAGGTTTGATGACCTTGACATCCAAGAAATTGGTGGTCGTCAACTAACCAAAGCAGGCGGTCTGTGGATACTACACGGACACGAGTTCTTTAACACCTTTGACCCAGTTAACTTTGCCCGTACGCTACAAGTCAAGACTGGTGTATGTACCATCGCAGGTCACAAACACAAAAGCAGTCAACACTCTGTCAAATCTATGGACGGTGATACTATAGCTTGTTGGTCAGTTGGTTGCCTATGTGACCTAGAACCTGACTACATGCCAGTTAACCAATGGAACTTAGGCTTTGCTGAGATTACTCACAAAGGTAAAAAGTTTGAGGTAAACAACTACCGCATCATTGACGGAGAAGCTTACCGCTAAAATTTGGTATCGGGGCATAGCGCAGTCGGGTAGCGCACCTGCTTTGGGAGCAGGGGGTCGGGGGTTCAAATCCCTCTGCCCCGACCAAATTACAACCAGTGAACAGTACCCGTAGTTGCTGCATTTTTATTATTTGTAGATGCATCTCCTACGGTAGTAGCTGTACCTTCTCTCATTCTATGATGAAGCACTGCGCCGTTAGATAATAGTTTAAAATTCTTGATATACATAACATCATCATTAGCGTCATTTAATCCCTGCCAAGACCCACTGTTCCCGTCATTCAATGATATTTGAATATTATTAGTATCATTGCTGTCACTTGTTGTAACATCAGCTAACACTGTTGTCCAAGTGTTAAGAGCTATTGCAGTTGATTGAGTGCTTCTTCCATCATAATGAATCTGACTGTTGTTATCTGTTTTTATTTGGAAACCATCAGCGTTTGTATTACTTGAAGGTATATAAATATCCACGCTTATAGTAAATCTAGTATTTACAGTATATGCACTTGATTTATTATAATAACTACCGCCATTAGCATCATTTTTGTAAATCTTTAAAGCACCTGATACACCAGCAACAGTTGAATTAGGTGTAAGAACACCCCGTGTTGCACTAAAGCTATCAGTACCAGATGTAAAATCTGACACAGAGCCAATAATTGCATCAATAGGAAACCATCGTTCGGCAGGGTTTATAAAGTCAATGCTTCTTAATCGAGAAGCAATATCAGGAAGCGCAAAGTTAAATATAGCGCCTCCACCATCAGCTCCTGATAATGTTGATTGAGTCCAAAATGTAGATGCTGTTGTGTTGTTGGTTCCAATATTAATTGAACTAGACGACGAAATATTTACAGTACCCTTAAGTGTGCCACCAACAAATAAAGACGCATTTCCACCTCGATCGCATACAAGAGTTATGCGATAAGCTTGTCTGTTTGTAAGACCTGGATTACCTAAATCGTAGTTTGAAATAGTTCCACTATTGTTTACAAACGTAAGTCTAAATTTACCGTCTAGTTGAACACTAAGCTCAACACGGTTGTTTCCAGAAACATGAGAAGACCACAGCGGAGAAGGACCAGTTGGTGTGTAATCATCTAACGCAACAATTCGTGTCCACGAAAAAGAACCAAGTCCAAAGTCAAGACCATTCGCAATAGCAAAACCAGCTCCTGCCTCTAAGCGAAGACCATCAATCATTCGATCAACACCTGCAGATAACGAAGTAAGGTTACTGGTAGTTAACTCACCAACTTCAAGTCCTGCAATGTAATTATTTGTCTCAGCAATATCTACGCCCTTTGCACCTGTAAAAGTGTCTGACATAAGAGGAATTTTAATTCCTGTTAAATTATTTATTGTACCACCACCTGAATTTTCAGGTTTTTCCATGTCAATATAAGTAGCCTTTGAAACAGTCCCAACGCCTTGGTTCTTGCCCCACATGCGCATACCAACAGCATCGGCTACATCCCCATTACCTGTGTTCAACCACAAAGCATACATGGGAACTAATTTTTGCACGTCTGCAGCTACTGCATTCCGAGCTACAGATTCAAAAGGATAAAGACGCAAATTACCACCAGAACCAATATTAGCCCCACTGGTGTACATTAAAATATCAATACCGTGAAAATCAGTTGATTGCTGCACACCGCCAGAAGCAGGTTGAACCTTGTAAGATCTTTTTGTTGCAACAGGTCTGCCCTCATTTACTACGGTCATTGTAGTATCTTGATTCATTTCACTGTTTGCCCCAGTAACAGTCACTTTACTGTGAGTTACGTCACCGCTAATAAATTCAGTTAATGCGTCGTCAATGTCGCTTGCTGTGCTGCTTAAGTTATAATCTGCCATAATCTTGTTTATTTAACATTTCCACTTACGTAATGCAAGCGCTTTTCGTGTTGGACGACCCTTTGAGTCTTTCATAGGTCCTTTAACTCCTCCCATACGAGCGCAGAATGATTTCCGACGCCCTGCAGCCTTGGACCCGCGTTTCACGTTACCAGTAACAGGTGGCTTAAGATTAGCTCCTTCTTTAGCTTTAAAATGCCGACGTCCCGCTGCGGTCAAACCGCCTGTTTTGCTCTTATGTTCTTTTCTCATTTGTTTTTGCGAATAGCTTTTACTTTGCGTGGTTTACCCGCGGGTTGTCCAATCCTCTTTTTCTGGGCGATCCTTGTGCGTTTTTCGCTTTCGGTTATCTCCCCCGAGGTGGCAGGTGTCTTTGAACTCACACGCTTCGATGGTCTGCAGTATGGCGTTCCGCGCTTTTCGCCCTTTTGTCGACCGCAAGGCTTCCCTGAGCGTACATCTTTCCAGTCCTCTTTGAACCATCTCCGAAGCGCCGCACCCTTTGCTGTTTTCCGCACTGCCATTCACTTTTTCTTTTTCGCTTTGTTACCCCAACTGCTTGCACCTACTTTACGACATTTTGCAATAGCACCAGAAGCATAGGCAGAAGGAAACACCTTATACCTAGCTTTAACTTTTTTGTAACAAGCGTCCTTGGGCATAACTATTTTTTCTTAATCTGAGCTTTAACTTTCTTTTTTGGTGGTCTTCCGACTTTACTTCCGTATGTTCCTTTTCCTTGTGGCATAGTATTACTTCTTTCTTTTGTTGTGAAAATCAAATAAAACTTTTACTTTTTCTGCAAGAGATTCAACATTGTAGTGCATTCTAGATAATACAATGATTAGTGTTATAATACCAATTAAGACAGGCGTTAATGACGATATGACTTGCAGAAATTCATTCATTTGATTTGCGATGAACCAAAGTAGAATCCTACAATGGCTAAGGCAGTTTGCCTAATTTCTGGTAAAATAACGAATCCCTGCACAGTGTCCCATTTAACGGTTTTAAAAAACCCTAAGAAGCCGTTTGTCTCTCTAGCTACACTTACCCCCACGTCAGTCCACGCAAAGACAAATGGGGCTACTACAATAGCAAAAACAGTAGATACAACAAGAAACCTACGAACTATAACGCCACTATGACGTTTAGCAGCTGCATCTGCTGAAGCATCTGCACCTTGTTGCGCTCCAATCATTCGTTCAAATTGACGAGCTTGGTGCTCCATTTGAGAACCAATAAGCTTCATTACAAAGCCACTAAGTCCCCCGCCTAACATTGCTAATAGTTCTGGTGTCATTTTTTCTTACAGGTTTTATACGCAGCAGCTAGTGAAGCAAGCCCTGCGCAAATATACATAAATGCTTGTGCATTGTCATTCACATTAAATGCGCTAAATTCACCTAGCGCCACAAGTCCCCAAATTTTAGATTGAGTCATAATATGTTCTTCGATCATACAACTGTGTCTTCTGCTAATTCGTAAGTAGGTTCAGTGGAACTTTGCTCCACTGTGTCTAATTCGTACGCCGATACATCAAGCACCCACTTACCATCTACTGCTAGTTGAGGTTCAGTTAACCACCGTGTAACGCCACTAGATGTCCAGTAAGCGTAGCCGTTGCTACGTCCTTCTTCGTCAGCACGTTCAGTTGCAACTTCTTTTGTTTCGTAAACTAAATACATTATAAGACGTTAGCAGTTATGTCAGCTTCAATAGCTGCACGGTTAGCGTTTTGATCTGAGTCGTAAATAATTAATTCATTTATAGTTCCGTTAAGGTGCGTAGTAGCACCACTCCCACCAATGTTTAATTTTCTATTTGCTATTACACCAGATCCGATGTTTTGGTTAATACCTTTAAGAACTGAGTTAGCATAAAGAGCAGTTCGCCCTGAGCCATCGCTATTTAAGCTAGATATAATAGTTGCAACTTCTTCAACATCATCAGTTACAGACTGAAAAGACTTTGCACTTCCAATGCTTACTCTACGAGTTCCATTGCCCAAAATAAAATAAACATAATTACTAAATCTAAACACGTAACCATTCTCACTTGGGGTAGTATTAAAGCTGTTTGCTATAAACGAAGATAATATAGAGCCATCTCCAAATGAAAACGTGTTAGTTGTTTCTAGTTTGTGAGCATCTTCAAAGAAAAGACCACCAGACACCAAAGCTCCACTAGCAACAATAAACGGCTGACTTGTAAGTGATGAGTTAACAAGATCCTCTCCGTTACCGCTTTGGTCATACCATTTTGTTACAAAGCCATCATGACCAGAACCAACAAAACTAACTAATGCCCCAGAGGATATCTGTGAAGATGAAAAATCTTGTTCATCATTATCTCCAGAACCACCGTCTGTATCTCTACGGACTCTTACAATTGGTCCCGAGTAACTAGAACTTAAGTTACGAAGACTATAAGCAAATTTAGCACCGCTGTATGTATCAAGAAGTAAGTTACTTAATTCACCTTTTGAAACGCTCCTATCAAAACCAGAGCTAAATCTGCGTATTAACCCAAGCACTAAGCATACCCATTAAGCTGTGTAATAGCAACAACAGCTGTTCCTCCGTTACCAAGCATCTTAGCAGTCTTAAACATACCTGCATACAGTAAGTAGTCACGGTCTTTCTTTAGTATATGTCCAACACTCGCAGATGGAGTTGACCCGTCAAAAGTAATATACAAATCGTTATCCTGAACATCGACAAAACAAAGGTTTGCCGAGCTGTTAACGCTTGGAGCGTCTACTACGGAACCTGTAGTAACACTTAAGTTAGACATAGAGCCAACGACTCCAATATTTTTAGGTGTAGTGCTCATGCTTATGTGCTAGGATATTCAGCTGTAGTTTGGCTGGCAGTTTGACTGTTGCCAGCTTGATACTCTTTAGTAGTTTGAGCCGTGGTTTGGGATGTATTTGCCATAGTAAATTTTATATATAAGGGTTAATGTTTTAAGTCAAGTCTTTTTCTACTGTTGATTTACTGTTTCGTCAAGCATATCTTGTTGTATTTCATTAAGATACTCAGTCATTACTTCTCCGATCATTCCGTGAAGCCACTGAGGTGGTCCGTAGATATTTTCGCCTGTAAGCGCTTGGGCGTTGTCTAGTGCGCCTTTTGCGTCACCACTGCTCAAATCAACACCTAATCCAAATATTGTTGATGGTAGAGGAGATAATGCCTCCATAACACCATAGTCTTTAATATCTAGTGGCATCTCTAACACGCCTAAAACACCAGACTGTTGCATAACGCGTGACCACTCATATGGTCGCATGTCTAACAACGACATTGGTTTTTCGCCTCTAGCCAAGTCTTTGAGAACTGTAGCAATGTAACCAAAAGCCAACGCGCCCCCAATATAGGAGACAAGGTGAGCTACCTTGTACGCCATTGCAGCGTCTCCCTTGCCAAAATCACCGTTCATAAAACGACGATATAGTAGCTTAGTCATACCAACCATAAACGGCTGATACTGAGTAGCAATACGAGCCAAGGTCCCCTCAAATGTGCCTTTTCTGAAGCCAAGGGTCATTTGAGCATTTGTGCCAGCATCAGGCATAAAGACGGCTTGACGCATGTATTTAGTAATATACTGGCGATACTTCTTAGCCAACGCTGCATCTTTAACTCCTGTAGGCACTAGACGGAAAGTACCGTCAGGTGACTTTGTTACAGATTTACGTAGTTTATCAATATCCCCTGCTTCAAAACCAAAGTTTAAAAGATTAGCTCGTAGCTGACTGCTCATTGTTGGCTTACCAAATTCACGAGCAATACCCTGTGTTAACACGTCTACAAACAATTCTTGGTGCGCAGTGGTCAAGGCGTTTAAACCATTTATCTTAAATAATAGGTTATGGAGCTTGTCCATTTTGCCCACGTTTGTCGTTGTATCTGAGAGCCTTCTAATAACTTGATTGTTAATCGCATCAAAACCTGCACCCTGACCCAACAAGAAGTCACGCATACCGTCTGGATCATTGCCAAAACGACGTTTCATTGCATCACCGTACGCTTCTAAGAATAACTTATTTGTTTCACCAAAACGTACACCCATAACCTCTAGGGTTGACGCAACCATCGGTATATCTGTAAGTGATGAAATACCAGAACCAGATAAGAATAGTATATTGCTTAACTGCTTAAACTTGTTCTCAAACGTAGCTAATGTAGAATCTACAGGATTTTCTAAAATACCCGTAAGAGAATCTACCGTTGCTTTATATGACTTAGCGTTAAAAGCATTTGCCCCACGACCTGTGCTTAGTCCTTCAAGCAAGCCAGTAAGCATCTCATTAGGCTTTGTACCAGCAAAGCCAGCCATCGTAGCTAAAGCCGAACGACGTTGTATTTGCTGAAGCATCAGATAGCCAATGTTGTCATAGCCACTAAACTCAAGCATTACATCTGTTGCATGTTCTGGCTTAATACGAACCATACGACCGCCAAAAGATTCTTCTAGGTCAAATACTTGAACATCCGAATCAATCTTCCTGTTCGGGTCTAATGTGTCATACCACTGCTTTAAAAACGCATCAACTGTAAATACCTCTTCTTTGCCGTCAATAAACAAGACGCCTGCGTGTGTATCAGACGTAGCCTCTATATCCATAACCTCTAGCATACGAGCTTTAAATTGCTGGTATCCCATTGTGTGGATAATATTACCATCCCATTTTTGAGATACACCACCAAAGTCAGACAACATTTTAATGTCTAAGCCTGCAGCATTTAACTCGTCTAGCAGCCGAACTTCTGTTGCCATTAGAACGTCAAACATTTCTTTTAACGCGGGTACTTCTTCCCAAGCTTCTGGAAGTTTACGTGCCAGCAACGCTTTATGTAACTCGTCGTGAAAAGCTTTTGATCTGTCTTTACGGTTTTTTCCAAACATGTGCCATTTTGGGTCTTTACGGTCAGCACGAAAAACACCAAAGCTATTGTCGGGCATAAACAACTCGTCTAGACCGTGCTTGTATAACACATCTAAAATAGGAACTGCAGCATTTTGAGAGTTTGCTGTCATCTCATTCTCAAGCCCTGCAATACGAGGCATATTCTTGCGCTCCTGACCGTCTAGCAGTGTACGCAAATATGCAAGTCTTTGAGCGTCTGTCTTAAAGTTACGGAGCCTTGACTCAACAGCTGCCCGCTTCATTGCGTTACCAACAACAGACTGTGCCTTGTTTTCGTAGTATTCCTTAACAATGCTATTCTTAGTTGAGCGATACTGGGCTGATGCTTGCTCTAAGTCTTTTGTGCCACGAAGTACTTTACGATACAGATCGTTATTGCGAAGTAACGACTTGTCATTAACAAGACTCATCGAGTACAGGCGAAGGTTATCGTATAGCTCAGTGTAATCTGCGCTAGATAATATATCCTCCCGTGTCAAATCTTCGTCTATAATCTCACTTGTAAACTCACGGATACGAGCCTTGTATTCGTCAAAGCTAATAAACTCTTGTGCGTCTGGATCAACCTCTTCTGCTAACTCGTCAATGTAGTTAGTCAGTGTTTCAACAAAACGTTGTACATTTTCTCCACGCACATTTGGCAATGTTGTCGCTGCTAGGCGGTTAAATGCCTGTCTGCGATGCTCTCGCAACTTAGCGTTCTGTCCAGTCACTGTTGACTCTGGCTTGTGGTCCTCTAGCACACGGTCAGCTTCAGTCCTTGGCTTAACATCAACAGACTCTGAGTAAACAAGATTTTTAATATTCTGGTTAATACTCTGAGTTGCGGTAAGTATTTGATCAAAAGGTAAATTCTTACCACGACCGTTGTTAATGATTGCCCCTAACTGTGTAGCAAACTCAGCAGGTGTCATGTCTACCAATAGCTTATCTACGTCGTTTAAAAACTCTGTGTTAAGCTTTGACTTACTAAACAGCTCTTTAGCCCGTTTTAGCATCTCAACAATTGCTTCTGAAAACTGCTTAAATAGTGGTTTGTTTGCCTTATTAAGCTCAGTCCAAAATGCTGGTTGGGTTATAGCCCACTCAAGCGTAACAGACGGTATCTCAGAATCTACTAAATTTTTACTGTAATGTCCTTTGTATTTTCGTATCTCAGCTTCAAAGTCTGGGTGCTTACTAATTGCTGCTTGTAGCTCCGCATACATCTCAGGTGATTGAACCCTTAAAACATGCGTTGCTTCATGCAACATTAAGGCAAATGGGGATTTACCCATCCCTAAAATAACCTCGGCTCTGTTCAATAAAATCTTGTCTGACTCTGCAAATGCCTGACCACCAAGAGTACCGCCAGTTTTCTTAACGCCGCGTTTCCCTTTTGGTAATTTGTCAAAGTTAAATTGACGCCCAAAAATGTTGTTAATTACAGAATTTGCTACGCCAATCTCTCTAGCGTAAGCTTTCTCGTATGCTTTGTTAAAAGCTGTTAAAGCAGCTGTTTTTTGCTGTTCACTTATAATACCTCGATCAACAAGGTCTTGCACGCCAGTTGCTTTGTTTTCTTTTATAATTCTTAAAATGTTACCCGCACGTTTATGTGCTTCTGCTAACGACCCTAAGTTATCTGTGTCAAAACGTATTGTTGGTTTTCTACCCGTAGGTAACATACCATCATCTTCATCAAGATTTACTCCAGGCGAATCATCAATAACCGACCTTGCAATCTTTTGGTCTGCTTCGCTTAGTCTACTAATATCGCGGTCTTGCACGGCTACAAGTATATCTGCAAAACGTGTGCGCTGATTATATGCAAACTGATTAATACCCACATCTGGATCAGCTTCTAGTTCTGCAACTAACTGTTTTGATAAAGCATTTGTTAACGATGCCTGTAGCCCTTCTGTGTGAAAGTAATCTACAACACCGCGAAGAGTTTTTATCTGACTTGCGTCTAAATTTGTAAAATCAATAACACCGTCTGTTTGTATTGATGTATTTACTAGTTCTGTAAACTCGCCTGTTTTTTTAATTTTCTTACGAAAATCAGGGCTACCTTCATACAAAACATTAGCAGCTTTAGTATAATCCCCCGTCTGAAAAAACTGGTTCATGTCCTCAAACATCTGCCTTTTGTTTAAGTTACTACCAGCACGTCTAAAGTTTCTGTAAGCTCCAATAGGGGCAAAGAAACCAGCTCCAACGCCTGTACCCATAAAAATGTCAAGAGCAACATCTGAGGAGTCATAGTCTACGCCCTGATAGTTCATGTTAAAATAATGAAAAGGCGATACGGCTGTGTTAGCTACAAGAGCCTCAACTGTGTAATCTTTTACCGAACGCGCTGCAGCAGCATACTTGTTTCCCTGTAGTATAGCTGTGTTAAGTTTGTTTACCTTTGAAACATTCTTGCCTGCAGTTGCTACCCTACCAAACGGTACAACATTTGCAGGGTCTAAAACTTGAGGAGCCAACTGCCCCACCATATTTGTAACTGGATACTTTTGATTTATCGACTGATGACGTATCTGCTGAGCAAACTGTGCTTCTGACCGCAAGTGTAGCTGAGTTGGAGTTTCACCTTTAATGTAGTTTAAATTAGGTAACCCAAAACTACGATACTCTTCAACATCTTCCTCGGTAACAGGACCCAGCCCGTTCTTTTTATCCTCTGTGCCTGCGTACCATTTTAAAACTGGGTTAGAAATATAAGCAGTTGCAGTATTAAATCCCTCTTTTAATGAGGCATCAAAAGACTCTTTTCGCCCTGTTAAACTAACAAGATCACCCACGTTAGTAGGTACAGACGAGGAATTACTATTTGAATATGAAAACATTATAGTGTTGGACCTGCAATAATTGGTGTCGTATCTCTAACTGTCTCAACAAAACTTTCTGCAAGTGTATCTGGAACCCAACCGCCCTCTGCTTGAAGTCTATTAGCTGATGCTGAGTTTGTAATCACAACTTGGTTATTGTTTACATCAATCAAATTTTCGTAACGTCCCGTTAATCGGTCGTAATATCTTACAGCAATACCAATCTCATTATTAATAAACGATTTTGCGCTGTAGTCAAGCAACGGGTAAACAGCACCACCAACATAAACTTTACCTTCTTGCAAAATTTCTGCAAGCTCCTCTTTTGAGTTCACAGTTGCTAGCTCAAACTCTTCAACCATGTCTCTAAAACCAGCGGGAAATTTATCAATGTTTTTTACCATCTCTGGCGTAAAATCTAAATTACCGTTTTGCGCCACTTCAATTGAGTAAATCTCTGCTGTGCGGTTAGTTGCTGTGCTTGGTAATACAGAGTAATTACCATCTGTAAGCATAGCCCCTATAGCTTGTCGATTTGAATAGGTTGTACGACTAAAACCTTCTGCTTGCTCTGGTCCAAAACCGAGAAGCAGGGGAAAGTCTGTAAATGGAACGTTTGCGCTAAGAAATGATTCTAAGAAAACATTCATTGGCTTACGAAACTCCAAATCAACTGCACCAACCATTGACGGCAACAGTGTAACTTTAGTGTCATTATCTGCTATCCTAGTTATACCTACTCGCTCTGTTAACAACTCACGCTCCTTATCAAAGAATGTTTTCATTAACTTAGAGCGCATAACACGAGACTCACCTGCCATAAAATTTGTAAAGCCTTCTGCTGAGAAAAATCCAGCTTTTTTAACACCCATTAAATCATCGGCGTGCGCATCTGATACACTTACAGCTAAGCCTTGAAATAACGTTTGATACGCATCAGCTGTCTCTCTATCACCAGTCTGCAAAGCTACTTTATATTGATTATATATTTCGCTACTTGTCATCACAGATGTTGTACCCGCTTCACCAGCAGCACCGTTAAGAAACAGTTGAACAATTGGTGCGTGTTCCGACTCATCAAACCTACCAGATGCCTCTGTTAAAGCTACCATTGCTTTTGTAATATTAGCAGCTTCTTGGGGGCTTGCAGCCATCGAAGCAAACTGATAGTTTAATCCTTGTGCACGCTCAGCTTTTGTTGCATTTGCATCAGTAACCATGTTGTAACCACGCTGAGCCACTGCAGATGGTGTGTTGCTGCTTAAAACTGCATTCAAGTGCGCGGAGGAACTCTCTACATCATTAGCACTCCATGGTACATTCGTTCCGTTAAACAATGGCATATCTTTGTAGCCTAAGTCTCTTAACAACTTTGATTGCTCTGTAACATCTGGTGTTAACAAACCTAAAACACGAGTATCGCCGTCCTGTAACCCTTTGTGAATTTTTAAAGTTATTGTATTAACGTACTGACGTAGCTTACCCGCATCATCAGGTCTTACATCTGGAAGTAAGTCATCATCTAATACATACTTAGGTAACTCTGCTTTCATCTTTGCAGTCTGCAACGCAGTCAACAATTCTTGTCTAAACGGGCTTGACACAATTTCTTCACCTGAAGCAGTAACAACCTGTCTTGGCTCAAAAAACTTAGCTATTCTAGCTGCTGATACATACTTTTCTATATCCGAATCTAAAAGATGTGTTGGATCAATGTTCATCAAACTATCAACAGTAGCTGCTGATGCGGCAATCATACTTTCAATAGTTGACGCTTGACCAAGTGTATTAAAAAATGTATTTGATGTTTGATCTAGCGCAGCTTTATTTTGTTCCTGTAGTAGCTTATTACCGTCTTTTGTTAAATCTTCAATTCTTTTTTCAGCAGCAGCAGTAATAGATTTGCGATCAGCTTCATTAACAAATTCTAGCTGATCCCCATACTGCTCCACACCCTTTGTTGCAAAGTGATTAAGTTCGTCAACGCTGCGAGAGTTTTCAATGTTGTGTATAAAAAGTTGAGTAGCCATACCGCTAGCATCCCCCTGAAAAGCAGTTACTGCAGATTCAGATGTAAACGCACCCAGTGCTTCGTGATTACCTACAGCAGTAATACCCATTAAGGTATTATCGAATGTTGTAGTATCCATAGTTTTATCAAGGTTGTTCTGCATTGCTTGATGCAACCCCTGACTAGCATCGCTCCGAGCTGTTTTAACAATGTTCTTTAACTGAAGGTGCGGTTTTAAAGCACGATTTTTAAGACTTGCTCCATGATACTTTTCAACAGCAGTGTCCATGTAACCATTAGCTTGATAATACGTTGGATCTGATACCGCCCCACCTGAATAATTTAATGTGAAATTACTGCTTGTTGGATCAAGTGCTTTAAACGCAGATTCTGCTGCAGCAATGTCTTCTTCGTTTTCAGTCACATACGCGTCTTGCAAGGCTGCAACACTTGACTCAACACTCATGTTATAACGACTAATACCAGTGTCTGCTATAGACTTATCAACAGCTCCTTGTTTCTTTGCAATTGCAGCCTGTGCGCGAGCTTGCTCTGTTTGCTCACGTACACGGTTTCTAGCTAGGTCACCGCCTACCGAACCTATTGCCTGCGCAGTATCTTTAAGAGCGCCCGACACCGCCGATAACGGAGACTTAAATGTTTGTTGATATCCAAAAACAGAAGCATCTGCCTTCTGTTGTTCTACAACCCCTGTTTTTACTTTAATTGCCATATTATGAGAATCCGAATGATTTAATTCCTGCTGATTTATTTGCAGACAGTGCTGAGCTTGTTGCACTGACACCGCCAGCAACGCCGCCAAGTGCAGATGCAACACCTGCAGTCTTTGTTACACGTGCCTGATTCATTAAGTTATTAGACTCGTTTTGAGAACCAAATATTATGTTGCGAGCATTTGTCTCACCACGCTGATGATAAAGTTTACCCATACGTGTGTGCTCATTTGCTTGCAAGAACCCAGACAAGCTATTATCTGAAATGTCACTAGCTACGGCTATTTGCTGCTCGTACGCATCATCTTCTAGTGAGTCCATATACGAATTAAATGTGCCGCCATAACCAAACTTAACCTCAATACCTGCTAGGTCTTGTTGAGTCTTCTTTGTAAAGGCTGCTTGCTGACGCTCAGCATCCTCCATTTCTCGGTCACGATTTGCTAAAACAACTAAACGCTCGTGATCCTGTTGCTGTTGTTGCCCCTGCGCATTGTTGCGTTCGATTGCAGCATTATACTCACCTTGGAGCCGTACAGCCTTTGCATTAGCCTCTAAAGCCTGAGCTTCTTGGCGTGATGCCATGTAACCAACATATGTTGATGCAGCGGATGCTGCCATTACGATAAAAGGTATTGCTACAGCCATATTAGTTTAAATCTGTTTTTGTTACAAGTGACGCAATAGTAAGCGGATATGGTTCACTCTGCTCAATATCTATAATTTTTTCAACCCCAAAGTAAGAACCTCTAAGTGGTTTTTCTTTATCAAAGCCTGTGTAGCTAGATTGGAGTATGTTAACCGAAGTGTAATTTACAAATGCTTTTAAATTTAATGAGTCCGAGCTTACCAAATTATTTCCTGCAGAATCTGCAATATTTGTTGTGTACACCGAAGGATCTGATGGTGCTTTAACTGCTGGTGATACAAAATTTGGTAGTGTTATTAACTCCGTGTTGCCATCAACACCTACCTCGTAACGAACAGAATCTATTACATAAGCTTTTGATGATATAACGCGAACATTATCTGATCCATACGCTGGCTTATTTGAGCCATCCCATGTTGGGTACATAGGTTGTAAAGCACCATCGTATTTAAATCCAACAACCCAACGCTCGTTGTCACCAATCAAAACAGTTACCGCAACAGCCCCATTAGTTATGGTAAACTTACCTAAGTAAACGCCTCCAAAAATTACATCTACTTGCAACCCATCCTGAAAAACAAACCTGTTTGAAAGGTTAATTGTGTATGTTTTTGAAGCCACATTGTAATTAGAATCACTTGGGTTAGCTAACCCTGTCTCAGCGCTATCTAAATAAACGGTTGGCTCGGTTGCCTCTTTTGATGTAGATGACAACACTTCGTGCTGTACAACACCCGACCTGTTAATAATAGCATACACCTGATCCAAACCTGATCCATAACCCTGTCTGACCACGCCCAAGTCTAGTATAGTTGCGCCTGACAACTCAAGTTTAGACCATGCGTAATACTCCTCTTGTCTTTGGTATGTTAACACATACACAACACCTGATTTTGTTAAGCAGTAGATGCGAGGTTGGGGTGTCTCCTCTACAGCTACTCGTACTATATTGTCCTCGACAAACGTTGGATAAATAAACTTTGATAGGTCATTGGCGTTATCTCGTTGTATGTTACCATCATACTTATACTCAAGAAGTTGATTCTGCGAGTTATTAGTAAAAAATATTGATGTGCCAACCATAGTTGCTTCATCGTTACAATTTAATTCATCAACTAATTCAAAACGAACGGTTTTTGGGCTAACAGCTGCCTCATACTGATTAATCAACAACTTAAATATACCTCTAGTTGTTCCAACAATTAAGTCTTTAGCTGCAATAACCCAACGAACAGATGAGTTTACATTTGATAGCGGGTAAGATATTGCGTTTGTATCTAAAACTGTTCCGTCATCTTCAGTTGATGCAAATGAATCTTCGTCGTCTAACTTACTAAAAAATATGTAGTTTGGATTTGCTGGTGTACCACCAAAAACACGACGACGCTCAAAGCCTGCTACATCTGATGGAAAATTATTAGTGTACCACGCGCCTAAACTAAATTTTTGAAACCTACCTGAGTTTTCAAACTTGCCTGTAGAGGGATTTCTTGGCACGGGACTTTTTAGTCGAGCACGAACTAATGTATCTGAAGTTCGCTCTAAAATCTTCATGTACACAGAACCCGATGGCATTACACCGCGCAAATGTCTATTAGGTGCAGTAGTCGCTGTAAAGATACCAGTAGTGGCTTTAAGGGTTACATCATTAGCAATCTCCACCACATTTACCTGACCTGCTGGTTGAATAAGATTTGCAGCCACACCACCAAGTGAAGCTGAGTGAACTGCATCTCCAGCATCGCTAACCTTATGAACATCAAACTCCTGTGCTGTTGATAGATTACCAACTATATCAGCTGCACTATAAAGGCTTAAGTTCTTAAATCTACCACCAGTCCATGAAAATGTTCTGTTACCACCTGGAGTTGGTCTTACTATTCCTGAATCATATGCAACTCCTGCGCCACTAGTGTAGTCAAATTTTGGCAACTGAATATCCACGCTCATCGGTCCATAAGATTCATACACAGAACCAGACTCATAGAATCCAGCCGCATTAACTGCATGCGTTTTTCCAGTTGAGTTTGCAAAACCTATGGGGTTTTGGTTTGAACTGCCGTCACCAGCAATTCCAGTCCAAGCTGTGCTGCGAGCAAAGTCTACAGGGTGCGCTTCATTACCTAGGTATTCGCCAATTCTAACCCAACGAGTCATTTGACTACTACTATCAATAATTACATTGTCTGATGAATTTTCTGGCGCAACACGAATGTACGACCCAATTTGTGATGCATCAAAAACATCTGTATCTACGCGCAAGTGTACCTCACCGTCTGGTACATCTTCATTTTCTAAAGCAACTTCTTCATTTGAATCATTAGCTGTAATCTTATTGTCGAGCAGATAAAACAGCGCCCCCGAGTCAGTAATGTCTGTTACAAAATCAACTTGGTCTACATACACAACTTTTTCTGTTGGACCCGTTACTTCTGGGTAGTGTTCTGCTGTATCAACAACTTTTCCTAACAACCAAATATCATTTACATTATACTCAACATACCAACTCTTTGAAAACGTGTTAACTAACTTACCGTTAGCTGTACTAATGTAGTCATAGTATATAGCTTGAAAATCTGCCTGATCACTTTCAACTTTTGCCACTTCTTCGCCCTGAATAACATCAATGCGTGTCTGTGTTTCTTCTTCCTGCAAAACTGGTTCAATAAATGTGTCTAACTCATAAAAATAAGATACACCACTTATAACTTCAAACTTGCGAGGTCTGTGGTTAGGGTGGCATATGTAAACAACACTTGTTTCAGAACTAAAACGTAAATCATTTAGCTGAGCTGCAGTGTACGGTATATTATTCCACTCAAAGGCTATAGTGCCATCTGTGTTAAAAACACGGAGTTTTTTGTCTGTAAATACAAGACGATAAGATTCATCTTTGCCCACTGTTAAGTGGACTTGTCTAAACTGCGTACCTGACTCATCCTGATCTACATACTGTAGCTGGAACCCCTGCCGAAAGCTAGTAGGTCCCTGAAGAGATGGTAAAAAGTTTGTAAGTTTACGACACGAATTAGCGACGCGATCAATGTCCGTTCTACCCGATAAATTATCAGTGATTAAACCACCAGAAAAATTTGTAGTAACATTACTGTATCGTGCCATATGTCTGTTGCGTACCTAATATCCTAGACGTCGAATCATCTATTGAGGCTTGAGGTGGTCCTTGTCTTGCCTCCACTACCCGTGCACGGCGAAGGGCGGTTACGTACTGCTGAAAAAGTATTTCGTGTCTAGTTTCAGAACCTGACAACTCAATACTCAATGCTTGGGCAATATGTAGAACAACAAGACGATTTAAAAAAGGTGGTAGGGTTGTTGCAGCTGATGATAAGTCTGGTACAAACGTAAAGTAGATACTTATGGTTGGCTCGTTTGCAAATAGCTGCCCCTGCTCAATAACATAGTCAGAAATCTTATAAAATTGTGTTGGGTGCTCTAGGCAATGTAACGTGTTAAAATTAGACGGTAGAGTAAAAGAATACTCGTAAGGTCTATTAGTAAGGGGTGTTGAATTAGTAGCTGTTAGTTCAGCTCTTTGTGTATTAAAGTTAAATCTGTTTTCAGAAAATATTTCTAAAATTGCGTCTAAATACGCCTGATTAGTAATCTGGTACGTAGTGCTTGTGGTGTCAGTTGCATCCAAAAAATAACTGCCTACTTTGCGCAGAGCAGCATTCATGATGTTTAGCTTTGTGGGCGTAATCGGCATATAAAAAGGGAGTAGCCCCCCCCGAATTTACAGGGGAGGCTACGAATTGAATTACTCGACGCAGCGGATTTCGCCAGAAACTTCACCCCACATACGAGAAGCTTCTGCACAAAGCTTGTAGTATACGTAAGGGATGTTCTTCTTAGCAGGAACACGCCACAGATCACCCTTAAGGGCTGTGCCAATAGAAAGCTTAAGAGCTTTCGGTGTAGAAACGATAACACGACGCTCATCTCCAGCAGCACCAGTAGATAATGGTAGACGCTCAGTGTGGATGAAGCGGAAGCCCATGAATGTAGTCACGCTACCTTCAGCAAGTGCCTTGCGGACTGCGAAGTCAGAGCTAACAACTTCAGTAATACCGAGTAGATCATCAAGCTGTTTCGCAGAAAGGAAGCAGTTGATAACTTCATCTTGGTCGATTGCGTGCAAGCGAAGCATGGTAGTACGTACCGCGCGAAGCTTAGCAAGAGTAAGACCAGAATTAGCTGCTCCATAATCAGCACCAACACAGAAACCTTCAGTCTCTCCAGTAGCTTTTTCGAAGTCACCTGCAGTAGTAATATCACCAGCAGACTTAGCACCCACAATGACCTTACTTTGACCTTCAAGAGCTGAACCAGCTACGAAGGTACGAGTAGTTCCACCAGATTTGCCAGTATAAGCTTCTCCGAAGAACTTGTCGATGATAATGTCATCAAGCTTACGCTTGCCAGAAGCAAGAAGTGCTTGAGTGTAAGCATTCATTGGATCAGTTATCACACGCTTAAGGTCCTTCTCGTCGATATACTTACCGAGTTCGTAGTCCTTAAGACCGATGCGACGACGATCATGAACGATTTCACTGTTAGGATTGTCACCATAACGAGTAGCATCCTCAGTCATCGCTTCGGCTGTGCCGACACGGTCAAAGTATTGGAACTCTTCGTTTTGAGTTTCTTGTTCGAAAAACGGCTGTAGTTTAGACTCACTTTGTTGGAAGGCTTGTTCGAAACCTTCTTTGTAAGCCTGCACATATGCAGCGTTGATTGTTGTTCCCCCAGCAGGAGAACCAGTTTGTCCCATATAGGTAGGGTCAGAATATGCCATAATAAATAATAATTAAGATTAAAGTTAAATTAAGAATTTGCTTTTCGATGAGCTACCCTCACGGACTCGTCTGGTTTTACGAAACCAACGGCTTTCTAAAGCTGCATCTGGACCCAAAAAGGGCTACCCAGTATGTTCTAGATAGCCCAGTAAAAGGGTGTTGTCAAGTATTTTTAATTCTACCCGTACAGCTGCGAGTAAAGCTGCGCACGCTTGTCAAGGATTTGTTGCCGTTTTGTACGATCCGACATAGGTAGCGATGACGGATCTGATAGAATCAAATCTGCCTGTGACGCGTCTAAGTCTTGAATCTGCGCACGAATGCCTTGAACAGAGTTTTCACCAAAAGCTGATGGAGTATTGCTGCCCGAAGGTGGTAACGTATCTCCCATAGTCTGAGACAACTTATGAAACAACTTCATTGTTGCTGGGTGATTAGATACAATCGGGTCTTCAGCTAACTCCTTAAGTTCAGGGATTTCTTGCGATAGTGCAGCAAACGCTTCTGAACTACTTCTCATATTAACATCAAAATCATCCTTCCAATCTAGCTGTAAGGATGTTTTAAAATCTTTTAATGTACCAGAGTGGTGTTCTGCTACATTCTGATTACCTTCTGCGTATAGCTGACCGTAGCGACCATAAAGCTGATCAAACTGTTGTTGCGTCAACCCCAACTGACCTGCAAAATCAACAAGTTCTTGAACTGTGTCATCATCAAACTGTGGTGACTCAACGCCTTCAAGGCTGTCTGGTAGCTGTATTTCATCTGGTACTGTATACTCATCATTCTCTGGGCGTAAGTTACCATAAAAATCCTCCCACTGTTCTTCACCCCAATCTGCTTGCGGTGCTTCCAGACGTTTTTTACCTAAAGCACTCTGTGCATTTAGCATCTGATTTGCAAGCGACGTAAAATTTGTTGTCTCTTGCAAAGCTTTTGCACCGCGTACATCTTCTGGTAATGTATCAACAAACTGTCTATACATGTCTTCGTTACCAAAATCTACACTTGGTGCAGACTCTGTGACGTTACTCTCGGCTTGGACGGGTTCATCTATTAACCCGCTACCCAAACCCACTGTAGTTTCTTCACTCATCGTTTTGGTTTTCTTGTTCTATTTTACTTATTAGCTGCTGAGGATCATCCTCAGCTAGTAGATTCAAAAAGCTCATTGCCAGACGGCGTCGTCCCTCACTCTCACGAAGCTTAGCTTCATCGCTGTGAAATACTGGCTTGGTCACATGACACTCTCGTAGGAGGACAGCAAAAAACCGAACACCTTCTTGGGTATTAAGTATCTGGGTTAAATCCTCCTTAAGCCGAGCTTTCTTACGAAGCCGCTTAAGGTTCATTACGTTTAGATTCATTCTATATGTTTAAAAGCTGACCAACCCCTTCTGGGTCTATCGACTTAGCTTGTGCTATATCTTTCATTGCGCCCCCAAGTTGTGGGGCTGCTTGTGCTGCTGCCATCATCTGTTGATCCTCGGCAGCACCTTGTTTCATGTCTTGTAACTCTTGCTCCGAACGAATTATTGATGGTGATACGTTACGGTAACGAGCATAATCCTCAAACAGCTGACGCTCATTAAGTGCCTCCATAAGCTCGGGCTTAACCTGAGCTAATGGTGCTATGTCACGCATAAACGCACTCATGTCAGCAATTCTTGTAGAATATTGTGATTGTGCTGCTGGACTTGCATACGCAATTTCGAGTTCAACCCCACTCATCGAGGCAGGTGCTTCTGGTAAATCACCAGCACGCTCCAACATCTCATAGGTAATTTCAATTGCTGGTCCAATATACTCAGACTCCATTCGATTAATAAGCGGAGCCAACTGGTTTAACATCTGACCGCGTGTGTCTTGAATCTCTGTTACGCTTTGACGCTCCTTCTTTTCTTGACGTATAATCTGATCAACAAAGAATGAGCGATTAATTGTATCACGGTACATGCGAATCATATCCATCATGTACTGCGGTTGATTACCTGCCATGATTGGCGAAGGTTTCTCACTTCCTGCCTCATGAAACACAACCTGACGAGAGCCATACTTCATTGGAAGCATGATGCTGTCTTCTTCAGCTGTTAACGTTGGGAAGTTTAAATACTCGGATGAAATCAACACTTCCTTGACCATCTTATTGAGCACACGAATCTGAGACAAGCAAGTAAATGCTGGTCCACGCCCGTACACCTCATCCGCTAACTTAGACCACCGAGGTACTAAGAAAGTAAAATAACTTGACCCATCTACCTGTAATGGCTCTTTAAGTGATGGTGACCAATAAGTGACCGTGTAAGCGCGCTCTGGTCCAATACGACCACCCTTCTTTGCTCGTTTGTCTGTGTTCGGCTGAATTGTATATATAAGCTCATACTTAGAACTAACCCCACGTTTCTCATCAAAGCCTTTCATATCCGCAACCTTCGGAAACATCTGCAATAGCTGACGCGCGGTTTTATAGCACCGATAAAATACAGTATCAACACGTCCGTGCGAATCAACATCAAAAAATGTATCTGCTAGTGGGCGCGTACGAAAATTAACAACGCCTTCCTGATACGATACCTGTACAGGCGACGTACCATATGCACCAATATCTAAGAAGCATTCGTGTGACGCAGAATAAAACTGAGACTCAGGAAGCGCCAGTTCGTGCATTATACGGTCAGAAACTTTTTGTAGGTACGAAAGCTCTTGTTGGTTTAACTCAGCTGTCGGAACGTTCTTTGCTCGCAGATACATCCAACGATCTGACTTCGGAATCATATTCGAAGCCAGACCATTGGCAAACATCTGATTACACCAGACGGCAGTGTCGTCAAAGATCTCTCGCGAGTCATCTTCTTTTCGAGTTGTGTTGTGGTGATCAAACTCGTTTGAGTTCGGACGCACGTACCGTTGAGAGTCTTTAAACATGTGGTCGAGATTCGACCGCAGTAATTTTAACTCTTCATATCTCTGGCGTAATTCATTCATTAAGTAATTACGTAAAGCTTTTTATTGCTCTACTATATTTTACTACACGTTTGAGCCGTAGCCCATGCCTGAACCACTAGATCCACCTTTTGCTTTACGTTGCTTTTTACGAGCAATTTGACCAGATGCAGCAACCACCCGAGATGGTGACTTAACACTAGCCGCGGAAAGACCTCTTGGACCCTTCATCGGCTGACGTATTCTCGAAGCAGGGGGTGGTGGAGGTGGGGGTGGTGGAGGTGGTGGTGGTGGAGGTGGTGGAGGTGGTGGTGGTGATTTGCTGCCGCCCATAATTTGTAAGTCTTTCTAATCTATTCCAGTTATAATATTTAATTGTATCTGGAGTGTCCAGACCCATACTTCGATACCTAGCAAATGCTACGGTGTCAAGTTTATATGGAGCAAATTCCATAAACTTGGCTATTACGTCTTCTCCACCGCGTGCTGCAGCATACAAAACATACCAGTAATAACCGCGCTCTTCGGTGTAAGCAAGCTCCGCTAAAAGCAAAAGCTTTGGAGTACTAAAGACATATCGCTCCGCAGGCGGTCGATAATTTAAATATTGATCTAAAAGCTCAATAAAGTCTAAGCCCTTTGCGTGATACCTTATTACTGCTTCATCAAGAAGAGATATCTGTTCGCTACCATTTAACTGCTGCGACGTCATATGTTGTTTTTTGTTTTTTGTTGTCCATCTTTGGCTGCTTTAAACCAACAGCCAATGTTCTAAATGCGTCTGCTCCGTGAGAACTTGAGTCGTGCACAGGTGATTTACGAAACACACCACGACTAGAATCAAACTCCTTGTGGTAGCCCTTCAATGCTTCAAGCCCACGAGCGCAATCGTTTCTAGCAAACCAGCAACGAGGTAGTATTGCACGAACCGCGTCGATGCCGTCAATGATTGGTAGCTTCTTTACCGTGGTAAACTTTAGCCCCATGCTTCTCGCTATCTCTAACCTACTCTTACCCGTCCCTAATTCACGTACCTTAATATCATGGGGCGCGTAATGTTTACCGTACATAATGTCCCGCTGAACCGCAAACCTGTTTAGCTCTCGTGCGTAGTGTGGCAACCCCTCACCGCTGTTCTCATAATAGTGTACCACACGAATCTCATTCTTGTATAGCTGAACAAACCAAATAGTTGTAGCGTCATCCATACCTAAGTCCCACGCGGTGTGCACTGGTAACAATGGGTCTGGACTCAATACGTCAAGAATCTGTTTGCTCTTATACAACTTACTAATATAGCTTCCGTAGTAACTCCCCTCGACAGGCGTCTTGAACGAACACATATACTCCGACTGGAATCGTGCCTCGTTGTTTAACTCATCGCGAGCCTTACGTATCTCATCCGCAGGAATCGCCTTGGTCTCCTTGACCGACAGGTGACTGCTGTACCAAGAACCGTCAGACTGAGCCTTTAGCAAAATTTTATAAAAATGATTTTCGCCACGAGGTGTTCCATTAAACAACGCCCAACCACCGTTCTCCGCTAAAATTGGATTGATCAACTGCCACGCGGATGGATCAGAGATACTATACTCAGAGAATACAACGCCGACTGGGTTCGCACCAACCATCTTATCAGGGTCATCTGATCCCATTAGCTGAATCACAGAACCGTTGCTCAGGTGAATCCGCATCTCCTGTTCACTCTTACGTTCAACAATCTCCTTGGGGAAGTAGTCAATAAACTTCTTGCCCTCACCTGTCATGCCGTTCCACACAATACGACGCGCCTGATTACCGTACGGCAAAACGTACCAGTATGTACCCACGCGCTGTAGCGCCTTGATCGCCACAATATTTACGCAGGTCAAATCCTTACCCGCACGACGATGCCACGCAACTACTGCACGTAGTCCACGCTTGGCTTGTGTCATATACTTAAGTAGTGGCAGCTGATAATGTCTCGGCTGCCATCCCTGTGCAGGAACCTGTACGTCCATATTAAAACTCCTCGTTGTCGTCGTCTTCTACTTCCTCTTCGTCCCAGTCTACTTCGAAATCTATTGCAACATCTGTGCCGTAGCTAACTATGTCTGCGTGGGCTTCGTGTAGAAGCATCTTACCTATCATATCGTTGTTAAACCTGTAATCAATACAGCCAGTCTCTTCATCCAATACAACCAACACGTAGTTTGTGTAGTGCTCTGATACAACCGACTTTACCTCATCAAGTGTCATGTTTCTCTTCTTCGCTTAAAAACTCTTCGTATTCATCTTCTTCATCTACTATCTCCGCCTCAACCGTCTTGGCAAGCTCAGATTTAGAAACCTTTGAATAATCTACTGTTAGTATCTTCATCTCACCTGACAGTGTACCCTGCACGTCGACACTCTTTAACTTAGGTTGGGTGAAGCTAGCAAGCTCTTTCCAGATAGATATCTTGTCCTTCTTCGCAACATCGGGATCATCGGTATACTGCATCAACTCCTCGATGGGATTAATGCCCCGTTCGGCAAACATAGCCAACAATGCCTTACGCTGCTCAGCAGGCGTCGGTGCTTTGCTCATTGTTTCGAGGAACTGTTGCTTGATACTGAGGTCCTTTTCGACATTAGCCAGTTTACCCTGCGCTTCCTTCATGTCCTTCTCTGCTTTCATGCGTGTTCGGTGGCAACGACTGCGCTTGGCTGACTGTTGCTTAGTTACCTGTTTCGGTTTTCCCGCCTCGTAGGTTCGACGGTCCGCTTTTTTCTTAGCTTGTTTGGTGGGCACTGTCAAAAGTAATGAGCATGTGCCTATGGTTTGTCAAGCAGACAGACACCTATGACACCTAGTAGACACTCAAAAAAGAGGGGGTGTCTGCTATTAACATATAAGGTAATCAAGGACTTACGAAGAGATAGACACTTTTGACACCTACGGAGAGCATTTCAAAAAGAATTTCTTAATAGGGTAAAAAAAGTGTCTTTCGTGTCTGTCGTTCCATAAGTTGTTGATAATCCTTAAGGTTAACAACAGACACCTAGTTTCAAAAAGTGTCTGTGTGCTGTCTATTGCGTCTGTCAAATGTAAAAAAGAACCTATAGTACTGAACCTTTGTTTACCTAAACTCTCAAAAACTAGAAAATTTATACGCAGGTAGGGACCCCTTGTGATTCTCTCAGCCTTTTCCCCCTAGTGCCCCCCCCAAACGTCAATTTCGATCCCCGATCCCTAGATTCTAGTGCCTCACGGTCCTTTGAACCCTGCTCCAAGCTCCAATAAACCTAGTCTCTATGCACCTCCTGAAACCCCAGCCAGCGAAGCACCCATCCACCCAACCATAAGCTCCTGATTCACAGTACCTTACGAACCCGTAGACCCTCGCCGATCCGAGACACGGTCTAACGGACACCCAACCCTGTGCCGCGTGATCCGTAAGCCCTTGATCCGCTGCAGCTTATGCCCGACCAGGCGCGTACGCAACAGTGTTGTATGGGGGAGGGGCGGTTGTTTCCTAATCCTAATGCATCGGTCAATGGATTGCTGTCTTGCTTACGCTTCTTCCTGTGTTTCCTGTTGGCAAGATTTGTTAGTCGCAGGACTTCTTTCCACGGAAACTCAGAGAAGCTGTGGCAATGCCCGACCATTGACTCGATACAGTTGACCGTGCTGTAACCGCCCTTGGTTACATTAACTACTAACTGTTATACATTATGAAAGATACACATACTACTGACATCGACACACTCATCGAAGCGCAACGCGAGCATTTGTTCGACGCCTGCTTCGATTACTCAAACGACGACCTCGGACCCGACGAAGGCTACGGCAGCTTTGATCCTTGGACCCGCGACGACTACGAAGCAGCTAAACACGACCGTCGTTACGACGAGCACTACGACCTCAACAGACGCGGGTTTGATGACGATCCTCACGCAATGCTTTCACACCCTAACTACAAGGTATCCAATGGATAAGCCTATCGAGCACATCAAGACTTTCGTAGCCTGCCTCTTCGTTGGCGGTGCTTTCGGAGTCCTCCTCGTCATTGGACTCGACAAAGAAATCGAGCAAAACGAACGCGATCTCTCTCTTATCTCTACTAACTACTCTATCAAAGAGATAAATAACCGAGTTA